ATGACTCCCCTTGGGCATACCCTGCAATTTTAAGTGCTTGTACTGGGTCACCTTTAGCTTCACCGAATAGTGCATCAAGAAACTTCTGTTGCTTTTCTGTCATGTAACTTTCCTATGCGGTTTTACTTTGGCTCTAATTTTCTTAGGTTGAGCCACAAACTGCTTACCCGCCTTAGTGCCTTTTCGTTTTGCTCGTGATGTAGCGGCATACTCAGAAGAACTAAGAGACTTAATAGCCTTCTCAGGTAGATACCTTTCGCCTGTAGCCTTTGGACCTTGCGTTGATGGTTTACCACTTTTGGTCCTCCACTTCTGCTTAGTCCAAGACTTTAGGCTCTTTTGTGATTTAGAGAGGGCCATTACTTATAGCCCCCACCTTTTGCCTTGTATTGCTTTGCGACCATCTGAGCTTTCCTGGCGCTCCATTGTCCAGGTGCTCCACCTTTGCCGCCAGCTTTAACGGATGCAACAAGACGTTTACGCATAGTAGGCTTAGTATAATTTCCTGCCGCATTAACCGTAGATTTTTTGCCTGATTTCACCTCTACTAATCCCCATATCATGCAGCTCCTTGTCACTCAAGTTCATGAGAATCCAATAGTCTGCTCGTCGTTGTTGATTCTTTTGAATTGCTTTTAAAATATTCTTAAACATGGCACCACTCCTTTTAACTTGTGCGGGAGTAGTTTTACATAAATAGTTATATCATACTATAGATAAGATTGCAACCCCGTTATGCATTTAACGGTTAGGGTTATAAAATTGACGTACTGAAATAAACATCTCTAAACTAGCACCACCATTAAAGGCACTAATTTTATCACCAGCATGTAGGTGCAATCTGTCAGCACTTATTACATTATAAACATCTTTACCAGCAATAGACTTATCATTTATAATGTGATGATATGTGTTTGTGTCTGCATGATACCACTGAATAGTTACGTTTTGTGTGGATGTTGAACCGTTGCTTACGTGAAGAAAATCCACAGTTGCATCGTGATTGGGTGGACAAGTATAAATAATATCAGCACTAGCACCGCCTGATGTAGCGGTAATAGTTACTGCTTCTGTGTCAGTAGTATAGTTACGGTCTACCATCTATTTTTTAAACTTCTTTTTATGCTCTGCTACAGTTTCTTCTTTGTAACGAGTAGTATACTTTTTATCTTTAAAAGTAAAAGAGTACTCTTTATTGGCACGAGCTTTCTTAAAAGCGCTACCAAAAGCTGACAATTCTTTTTTAACTGCAGCAGGTTTTGCTTTAGGCTTAATTACTCTTTCAAGAATTGCTTTTGGTGGAGCTTTATCTACATTAGTAAATCCAGCTTCTATTGCAGGGGGTTTTGGCTTTGTAGTTCCAGCTTGAGTTTCAAAACCTTTTTTATCTTTTTTAGGTTTATTCTTTACAGGTGCATCTGGTGTTGGACCTGTTCGAGGGTAGCTAGGTTGTTTAGGCGACTTATCCCCTAAAGCAGTGGGTGCTAAAGAAGCTGCACCAGCTGCTGCATTACGTAGCCGTGAAGACTTAGGAACTCTTGGACCTACTTTACCAAAGTCACTTAGCTTTTGACTTTTATCAAACTGTGACCCTACAGTTTTGCTATTTGCCTTTGGTTTAGGCTTTGTAGGCATAACAAGTTCTTGTTTCTTTGGTTTAACTTTGCCAGAAGGTTTAAGTCTATCAGAAAGTTTTTCAGCTTTATTAAGTACATTAGCAGCATTATCTTTAGTAACTTTAGTTACATTAGAAAACTTCTTATAGTCTTTAGCAACCCTAAATCCAAGCTTCATTAGTTGCTTACGTATTAGAGCTGATCCAGCTTGGACAGCCATGTTACCTAAAACTAGTATGACAGGTGCCATAGTGGACTCCTACTTATAAGTATTTTTAGGGTTGGCAATACCAGTATTTATAGTACCAGTAGATATAACCATACCGCCTTGATTATACATGGCTACTTTACCACCTCTGGCGTAAGCTTTCTTTTTCATCGTAGCTCCACCTTTAGCATAACCTTTTTTCTTTTTAGCCATACCACCTTCATTCATAAAACCCATCTGATTACGAACTTTTTTAGGTAGAGATGCTGCACCTTTATTTGGTGCCGATTTTAAACCGCCTTTGGCATATCCTTTTTTCTTTATCATTGTTCATTCCTCACTATATAAATTGTTGAACACTCGTTGCGTATCCCAAACATAGTCTACGTTTTCTTTTGAGTTATATGTATGTTGATTAGGTTTAAAGTCAGGAGCACCTTGCCCTGTCTCAAACCATGCTGGGTGAGTTACTCTCACTCTATTATTGGGCAACGCAACAATGTTACCTGTATATTCTCCTGCATCTAACAACTCTAATACGTGAGACTGTTTGTGTTGTGCAGGATCATCTGCTACTTCATTATCTGTATAGTCTACAGTGAAGTAATACTTAGCTGGGTAGAACTCTCCATCTATTTTTGCTATCCAAGGCGCTGGGCTTGCTCTCTCTAGCTTGTACACACTATGTGTATGCGACATACAATCCCAAGGTTGAGCTAAGTACGGGGGTAACTCGCTAGGCCACTCAGCCAAAGGTGTATCCGCAACCAACGCAGTGAGCGGCATCCTAGCCCACATCGCTCCCCCGTGAACGTTTTCTGATTCATCAAAGTCAGACTCACATCCCGTGAAGATAACTTGGAAGCTGAGTGTTCTATTGGGTATCGTAGTAACACCGATGACCATACAGTGAAGAAACTCTCCATGATATTCCTCTAAGTTCTTTGTGTATTCCCTACGTACCCATGCTTTAAAATAAGGTATGCTACTTGTTAGATACGGCATTGTGTTTCCTTCGCAAGTCTGCTTTAGCTGCTTTAAATAGGTTTGCTATTGCAGTTTTCTTCATAACTTTAGCACGTTGTTCTGCTACTGTCAAGATTTGTATTTTTCTTGCGTAAGGTTTCTTTATCTTTTTTACTTTAGCTATTGTAGCTTTTGCATCATCCATAGTAGCAAACTTAATTGATACTGTGTCTTTAGGATTCTCATCTGTGTATAACCTGCGGCCTGAGCCTTTAGGTTTTTTACCGGTGCCTACTTTAGGGTCTTTCTTTTTCATGCCACAATAAAGTCTACTATTTGTCCATCAGGAGTTCGTAGTTTGTTTGGATTAGGGTTATAAGCATACATCTGATTTACTAGCTTAAGATCTTCCACTGGTGTATCTGGAGTAATCTTATTAGGTTGCTCTGGCTTAAACTCTTCGTTATTTCTGCTAGACCTATCTTTATCTGCCTTCTCAAAAACAATATTCTCATGAGTTTGAAATGGCATACTGGGTAAAGGGAAGTGAGAGATAAGAGTCATTAAGAACCTTTAACCCATTTTTTAGAAGAAGATTTAGTTTTACTGCTACTCCACTTAACCTTGTCGGCCCAGTAAGCTGCAGACATTTTGCCCTTTTTAATATTCTTAGCGTGACGAGACTTAAAAGCTTCTCGCTGCCCTACAGTCTGATTAGTCTTAACACCCTCTTGACCGAACTTAATATACTTGTACTTACCATTTTCACTAGCCATAACGTGATGAGACTTGTTAGTGCTGTCGTTAAGACGCTGTGGTTTATTCACAGACTTAAGTCCTGCATCTTTCATTTTAGTCTTGACTCGTTCAGGTATACTCATCAGATCATACTCAATGCTTGGTCTAGTGTTTCTTTGTTACGACGAGTCCAACCACGACCGAAGGTCTCAAAGGTACGTAAGGACTCATAGAACTTCTGGCGTTGACTAAAGACACTTTCGATAATCATCTGAGGATCTTTGTTCATGACAGCTTGCAGAGTCATAGGGCCAATAGCCCCATCTGCTGTTGCTCCCACAGCACGTTGTATAGCTTTAGCTGGGCGACCAGAACCACTATTAACGGCCCAGTCAAAGGCGCACCAGTCAACACCGCTAGGAAGATCATCACCACGCACCTTATCCCAATAATTTTTCTTGTAAATAGGTGCTACATCATCAGGCTTTAAGTCCATCATCTCAGACTTAGTAGCCTCACGCCCAATCCACTTGTCATACACAGCCTTAGTCACCCCAAGGTTAGTCATACCACCAGGATCTTGAGGGTGATTCACAAAGCCCCCCTCGTGGTGTAGCAACATCTCTAAACATTTATGAAAGTTCTTATGCATTATTTTTTCCCAAAAAATTTACTTACGGACCTGATCCCGATACTTGCTGAGACAATCCCACCTAGTGAATATTGGTACCATGCCGGCATAGTTTCTAGTGCAGCAAAGCCAGCCTGAACAATACTATTACCCCAATCACCACAAAATGCTAGAATCAATGGAATTGAAAAGAGTAAAGTAATCCATTCGTCTTTCCAAGAGTTCTGAGTAGCATTGATAGCTGCTAGATCCCAGTCAATCTCACCAGTAGCTTGCTTAACCTTAATCTCTGCGTTAGCTTTCTGTACTGCTACCTTACCATCTAGGTAAGTGGTAGCTAATCCTCCAACTGCCCCTAAG